ATCACGACAACCAAGAATACCCACAACGCGATACACTTCGGAGACCGATCGAGGTTGACACCACGAGTTGTTGAGCGTCGACCGAATGATCAAGCTCCCTGGAGGATCTAATGGGAACCATTCTTGAAGATACTAAGAAGGCAATCGGCATCATGCCGGGATATGATGCCTTCGATGACCAGATCCTCATGCACATCAACACTGCACGAATGGATCTCGCACAATTGGGGCCAAAATGCAATACCCCGATTGAGAAAGATACCGCTTGGACCGTCTTTGATTCGATCGACGACGAAGCGGCAATCAAGTCTTACATCGCCATGAAGGTTAAGCTGTTCTTCGACCCACCGGGGAACTCCTTCTTGGTCCAGGCCTACCAGAAGCTGATCGAGGAGGCAGCATGGCGACTGATCTACCAGACCGAGGGGAAGCAGAGGTAGAAGACCTCATCCACCACGGTGTAAAAGGCCAGAAATGGGGCGTCATCCGCAAGAAGGCTAGCGCTGGTCGAAAGGCAACCATCAAGGCCATCCAGAAGAGTGGGCGATTCACCGCCAACGCCACCAAGACGACCATCAAGACCGCCCGAACCGGAGCGGCTAAGGTTCAGAAGGCAAAGCAGGCACATGACGCTCGAGTTGCCGGAAAGAAGCAGGCAAAGGCCGACGCAAAGGCCCGAAAGAAGTTCGCAAACCGCGGATACAAGAAGATCAGCGACACCGAGCTCCAGTCCCGAATTAAGCGGCTGGAGCAAGAGAAACGCTATCGGGAGCTCAAGGCCGATCGCCACCTGGTTCGAGGCCGTGAAGTCACTCGATCGATCCTAGAGAACTCTTTAACCAAGGCTGGGACGTACGCAGCAACTAAGGCTATGAAGACGGCCTTCGATAAGTCGTTCGATACTGGCAAGACTGGAAAGTCGGCCGGAGAGACATTGAAGAAGGCGGCGGAGAAGGCTAAGGAAGCGGCTGAGGCCGCGTCGGTTGTCGCTGAAGAGGCTCATGTGGCATACAAGTCTACTGGTGGCCCTGATCGAAAGAAGCTTCCTCAGGCATCTAAGCCGAAGCAGATCGAGAAGCCGAAGTCGTACAAGCAGACTAAGCCCTCCCCCAAGAAGAAGCGCTACCCGCGCAATCCTGGGAGTACAGCTAAGTAATGCTCTCGAACACCGCAGTACCAAAATACTACGGGCAGTTTCGAGACGCAGTCATCCGAGGCGAGATTCCGGTATGCGAAGAGATCTCCTGCGAGATGAATCGCATCGATGCTCTCATCGCAAACCCGGAATATTACTACGATGACAAGGCTGTAGAGGGCTTTATCGCTTACTGCGAGAACGAGCTCACACTGTCCGATGGAGCCGACCTCCATTTGCTCGACAGCTTCAAGCTCTGGGCCGAACAGCTACTTGGCTGGTACTACTTCGAGGATCGTCAGGTCTTCGTCCCATACGAGGACGGAGTCGGCGGTCGATACGAGACTAAAACAGTAAAGAAGCGCCTTACAATCAAGCAGTATCTGATTGTTGCTCGTGGAGCAGCGAAGTCGATGTACATGTCACTCATCCAGAACTACTTCATGGTGATTGACACTACTACGACGCATCAGATCGCTACGGCTCCGACCATGAAGCAGGCAGAAGAGGTGATGGGCCCATTCAGGACCGCGATCACCCGAGCCCGAGGTCCGCTGTATAAGTTCCTGACTGAGGGATCCATTCAAAATACAACCGGCGCGAGGGCTAACCGCCAGAAGCTGGTTGCTACAAAGAAGGGTGTGGAGAACTTCCTCACCGGATCCCTTCTCGAGGTTCGACCTATGTCCATCGACAAGCTTCAGGGTCTTCGGCCCAAGGTTTGTACTGTGGATGAGTGGCTTTCCGGAGACATCCGTGAGGACGTCGTCGGTGCTCTCGAACAGGGCGCCTCGAAGATCGATGACCCGGTCATTCTGGCCGTTTCATCTGAGGGAACCATCCGCAATGCGGTGGGCGACACCATGAAGATGGAGTTGCTCAAAATACTGAAGGGCGAATACATCGCCCCTCACATCTCAATTTTCTACTACCGCCTTGACGACATCAAGGAAGTAGCAGATCCTGCTATGTGGGTGAAAGCCCAGCCGAACATCGGCATTACTGTCTCTTATGATCGGTACCAGCAGGACGTCGAGCGAATGGAACAAGCCCCGGCCGCTCGAAACGACATCCTCGCCAAGAGGTTCGGTATCCCCATGGAGGGATACACGTACTTCTTCACCTACGAGGAGACGATCCCGCACAGGAAGAACACGTTCTGGAACATGCAGTGCGCTATGGGCGCCGACTTGTCCCAGGGCGATGACTTCTGTGCATTCACCTTCCTGTTCCCACTCAGGAATCAGGCTTTCGGAGTAAAGACTCTGGCATACATCTCTGAGCTTACGCTCATGAAGTTGCCTGGAGCCCTACGCCAGAAGTATGACGAGTTCATCCAAGAAGGAAGCCTCCGAGTCATGGAGGGTACCGTCCTGGATATGATGGAGGTCTATGAAGATCTAGACCAGTACATCGACGAACAGAAGTACGACGTCTCTGCGTTTGGGTTTGACCCATACAATGCCAAGGAGTTCGTAACTAGGTGGGAGCAGGAGAACGGACCGTATGGTATCGAAAAGGTAATCCAGGGTGCTAGGACTGAATCGGTCCCTCTTGGGGAGCTGAAGAAGCTGGCCTCGGAGCGCCTTCTCATCTTCGACCAGGAACTCATGTCCTTTACTATGGGGAACTGTGTGACTCTCGAGGATACCAACGGGAACCGAAAGCTACTGAAGAAACGCTCGGAAGAGAAGATCGACTCAGTGGCTGCTCTGATGGATGCCTTCGTGGCATACAAGATCAACAAGGAGGCATTCGAATGAGCGAGGAGGTGAAATGGGTCTTAGTGATCGACTAGCTCACGCATGGAATGCGTTTTCAAAATCCCCGGACAAGAAGAACTTCACACCGGAGTACGGTTCGTGGACATTCGGTAATCCAAACCTGAATTACCGACCTGTTGTCGGCGACCAGACAATCGTCACGAGCATCTACAACCAGATTGCTATCGATGTATCGAATGTTCCCATTCGACATGTCAAGACTGACGATAATGGCAACCTCAAGAGCTACTACCGTAGCTACCTTGATGACTGCCTTTCTCTGAGCGCCAACATTGATCAGACCGGTCAGGGGTTCTTCCAGGATTTGGTACTCACGCTCTTCGAGGAGGGCGCTGTAGCGATCGTTCCAGTAGATACAGATGTCAGCCCAGACCTGACTCAGGGCTACGACATCAAGTCTATGCGAGTCGGAACAATCCTGAACTGGTATCCTCGCCATGTTCGAGTTGAGGTCTACAATGACCAGACTGGACAGCGAGAACAGCTGACTCTTGAGAAGGAGTTTGTCGCTGTTGTACAGAACCCTCTGTATAGTGTGATGAATGCTCCGAACTCGACGCTGCAGCGACTGACGCAGAAGCTCCACCTGTTGGATGCCATTGATAAGCAGTCCGGATCTGGTAAGCTGGACATCATCATTCAGCTTCCATACGTCGTCAAGACTGAACTTAAGAAGCAGCAGGCCGAGGCACGCCGTAAGGCGATTGAGGAACAGCTCGCAGGGTCTCAGTATGGTATTGCTTACACCGATGGTGCCGAGCGAATCACTCAGCTGAACCGACCTTCCGAGAATAACCTCATGAGCCAGATTCAATGGCTCACCACTCAGCTGTATAACCAGCTCGGGATGACTGAGGATGTCTTCACCGGCAAGGCTGATGCTCGACAGATGCTGAACTACCAGAACCGAACGGTTCGTCCAGTTCTGAAGGCGATCACGGATGCCATCACCAGGACTTTCCTCACGAAGACTGCCCGAACGCAGCGACAGCGGATCATGGCGATCGAGGATCCGTTCCTCAACGTTCCGCTAGAGGAGATGTCCAAGCTGGTCGACTCCGTCAAGCGCAATGAGATTGGTACTGCCAATGAGCTTCGACCGAAGTTCGGCTGGGCCCAGTCTGAAGACGAGACGGCAAATCAGTTGGTGAACTCCAACATCAATCCGATGGGCGAGGAACAGCCGCCTGGCGAAGAGCCGGTCGACGACGTCCCTGCATCGGAGGTACCAATTTCCGAACTGATGGAGAGTAGTCAAAATGGCAGTTAAGTGCGATTTCTCTGGCTACGCCACGAAGAACGATGTTCGGTGCTCGGATAACAAGGTAATCCGACACGGGGCTTTCGCGGCGTACGACGGGAAGACTGTACCTCTGGTCTGGCAGCACAAGCACGGCGACGTCGAGAACGTCCTCGGGCATGCCGACCTTGAGGTTCGTGAGGACGGCGTATACGCCTACGCCCACCTCAACAATACCGATCGTGGCCGGACCGCTCGAGAGATGGTCAAGAACGGCGACATCAAGGCGATGAGTATCTACGCCACCCATGTTCGGGCTAGGGGCAACGACGTTGTCCACGGCGAGCTCGTCGAGGTGAGCCTGGTGCTCCGCGGCGCCAACCCGGGTGCCCTCATCGACCAGGTCTCCATCGAGCATGGCGACAACGGCGATGAGATCGAGGCTGTCATCTACACGGATGAGCAGCTGGACTTCGTTTCTCACGGCGATGACTTTGAGGACGAGGATGAGGACTTCGACGCGGAGGAGACGGATGACGTCGAGCACGCTGAGGAGGAGCCGGATGCCGATGAGGCTGAGGGCGACGAGGATGACCCGACACTCGGGGAGATCTTCGAAGGGATGACGGATGAGCAGAAGACGGCGGTTTATGCCATCGTCGGACAGCTCGTCGATTCCGTAGATGAAGAGGCGGAGGACACCGCCCATTCCGACACAACTGAGGATACTATGGCTCACAAGAACGTGTTTGAGGGCTCCGCTACCACCGAGGAGCTCCCCGTCCTGACTCACGCCCAGGTCGAGACCATCTTCGAGGACGCTCGCTCTAGCGGCTCCCTGAAGCAGGCCATCCTGGCTCACGCCGACGCTTACGGCATCAAGCAGATCGAGACCCTCTTCCCTGAGGCTAAGGATCTGTGGAACACCCCGGAGTTCATCAAGCGTAAGACCGATTGGGTCAACGCTGTCGTGGGTGGCGCCAAGCACTCGCCCTTCTCCCGTATTCGCACTCGCTTCGCCGACATCACGGCTGACGAGGCCCGTGCCAAGGGTTACATTAAGGGCAATAAAAAGGAAGACGAGGTCTTCACTCTTCTGCAGCGTGTCACCTCGCCGACCACCATCTATAAGAAGCAGAGGTTGGATAGGGATGACATCCTGGACATCACTGACTTTGATGTGGTGTCCTGGATTCGCGGTGAGATGAAGATCATGATCGAGGAGGAGCTCGGTCGAGCCGTCCTCATCGGTGATGGTCGTCAGGCCTCCTCTAAGGACAAGATCAAGGAGGACTGCATCCGCCCGATCTACAAGGAGGACAGCCTCTACGCTCCTCGTGTCGTCCTGGCCAAGGAGACCACCACCGAGGACGTCCTGGACTCCATTGTCCGCGCTATGGACGACTACGACGGCGCTGGCAACCCCACCTGGTTCGCCGAGCCCCACATGGTCACCGAGATCCTGCTGCTCAAGGACAAGATGGGTCACCGCCTGTTCCGCAGCGTCTCCGAGCTTGCTGACTACGTCGGCGTCTCGAAGATCGTCAAGGTCCCGCTCATGAAGGGCCTACAGCGTTCCTCCACCAAGAACGGCACCGTCGACGCCCTCGGTATCATCGTCAACATGTCCGATTATACCATTGGTGCGGACAAGGGTGGTCAACTCTTCGCGGCTGAGGACTTCGACATTAGCTTTAACCAGTACCACTACCTCTTGGAAACTCGCCTCTCCGGTGCGCTGACTCACCCGAAGTCGGCCATCATCGTTGAGCGCAAGACCGAGACTGGCAACGTCGTCCCGGAGCCGTGATAGATGGCCAAATTCTTCGGCGATATAGGATTTGCAACACAGGTCCAGACCGAGCCGGGAATTTGGGAAGACAAGATTGTCGAGAAGCAGTACTATGGCGATGTGTTTCGTGAAGCACGTCGCTTTGGTAGCAGCGATGAGATTCTGGGGAGTATCAACCTCAGTAACCAAATCAGCGTTATCGCTGACGGTTTTCTAACGGATAACATCCAGAATCTTAAGTACGTACGCTGGATGGGGGGACTTTGGAAGATCTCCTATGTGGAGCTGAAGTTCCCCCGTCTGGTTCTCGAGTTGACGGGGGTGTATAATGGACCGACGGCTAGCTCTCCATGAGAAGTTGTTAGAGATCCTCGGGTCGGACAAGGTCTATTACCAACCGCTCCCATCGTTTAAGCTCTCGTATCCGTGTATCGTATACGAGCGGCATCCGGGTGATCCGATGTACGCGGACAACCTCAAGTATATCAAAGCAAACCGGTTCCAGGTTACTCTGATCGCCCGGCATCCCGAGGACCCGACACGAACGAAGATCGAGGACCTTTTATTCAGCCGCCATGAGTCTCGACTCGTAGCGGACAACCTCTATCACGACATCTTCGACGTCTACTATTAGGAGATAAAATGGCAGCTCTCACTTGGGATAAGACCGGTGAGCGCCGTATTGAGACTGGTGTCGACCACTGTGCACTCTACGTGTATGACCCCAGTACTAAGATGTACGGCAAGGGCGTTGCTTGGAATGGTATCACTGCCATCTCCGAGAAGCCCGAGGGCGCCGAGGCGACCGACCTCTACGCCGACAACATTCTGTACCTCTCAATGCTCTCGGCTGAGAAGCTGAAGGCCACGATTGAGGCCTACACCTACCCCGATGAGTTTGAGAAGTGCGACGGCTCTGCTGAGCTTACCAAGGGTGTCAAGATCGGTCAGCAGGACCGACTCGCCTTTGGTCTCGTCTACCGTACCAAGATCGGTGATGACGTGGCTGGCCAGGACAAGGGCTACAAGCTCCACGTCCTCTACGGCTGCAAGGCCTCTCCTTCCGAGAAGGGGTACAAGACCGTCAACGACTCTCCCGAGGCGATCTCCTTCTCTTGGGAGCTGTCTACCACCCCTGTCACGGTGAGCGGTGCTAAGCCGACCTCCCTGTTGACCATCTCGTCTCTCGACGTCGATGCCGGTAAGCTGAAGGCCCTTGAGGCCAAGCTGTTCGGTTCTGACGGTGGAGCCCAGGGCGGTGGCGCTGCTACCGAGCCCAAGCTCCTCCTTCCGGACGAGATCAAGGCTCACTTCGCAGGCTGATATACCACACCGGGGGCTCAGAGACCTAGACTCCTGGGCCCTCGGTGCCTACAATGCTTATAGTTTCTATCCCGGATCTCGACGGGTTTGACGAGGAGACAGGCACTTTTGTCTCTATGCCTGGCGGAATCCTACACCTGGAGCACAACCTGGTCGCGCTGTCAAAATGGGAGTCAATCACCCATAAACACCTCATCGGGAACGACAAGATTGCACCCGAAGAGATGGCGCTCTACATCAAGTGCATGATCACTGATGAAGAATACGACCCGTCGCTCCTGGATAGGATTCCCCCATCCGAGGTTGAGCGTATCAGCGCATACATGGCCGATACAATGACAGCCACAACAGTCCGTGATACCGGAGATGGGTCCGGATCTGGCGAGTATACGTCATCCGAGCTAATCTACTACTGGATGATTGCTTGTCAGATCCCATTCGAGTGTGAGACATGGCACATCAACCGACTACTCACACTCATTCGGGTATGCAACCAAAAGAACCAGCCCGATAAGAAGATGTCCCAGTCCGAGATTATGGAACGGAACCGGGAACTCAACAGAGCCAGGCGAGCTAAGCTTGGCTCGAAGGGATAACAATGATCAGTCACGAAGACATTCCCGAGGAGGCGCTTGCTCCGCAGCCCCACATCGGAACTGATCCCATGGAAGACAAGGAGATTCACGTCTCCCAGACTACTGAGGTGATGAAGTGAGCGTCGCAGATCAGGTACTCGCTCGCGCCGCAGCGAGGATTGGTTACTATGCACCAGACGACCCTCAACCCGGATCCGAAGCTGGCCGATACTGGGCAGCTCGAACTGGTCAGCAGTGGCTTGCTGGACCGTCCGACTCTGTTTGGTGGTGCATGCTCTTCGTCAGCATGTGTCTGGACGAGTGCGGGCAGATTGACGCTATTGGAGGATTCTCCTTTAACACTGACTACACCGTCAACAAGGTCCGCCAGCACCCTGACGCTTACTTCGTATCGGTTTACGACGCCCGACCGGGCGATGTCGTCATCTATGACTGGGATGGCGGTGGCACAGACCACGTCGGCTTCGTCGAGAAGAACCTTGGCGGCGGCACGCTCCAGACGATCGAGGGCAACACCTCGTCTGGCAGCTATGGCTCTCAGTCTGCTGGGAACGGTGTTTGGCGACGCGTCCGCAATCAGTCGATCGCTTATGTGATCCGTCCTGCGTACACCGACTCGCCCAGCAACACTGCTCCTGCTGGTCCTGCCGACATCCGTGCTCTCCAGCGAGCCGTTCGTGCTAACCCCGACAACGTTGCCGGACCTAACACTCGGTCTCGTTGCTACGCACTGGCTGCAGCTTCCAATTGGGGCGGGAACACCTTCCCCTTCGGCGTGGCATTCACGCAGTCTGTGGTCGGTACGGAGCAGGACGGAATCTGGGGTCCCGCATCTGAGGAGGCTCACGACGACACCGTCGAGGCGGTTCAGTCCGCAGTAGGATCTGAGGTAGACGGGATCTACGGTCCCGATACGAATACTCGAGTGAACGCCCTGCTCGACAGGGGCGAACAGCCGTAGGAGGCTCAAAATGGCAGCGCCATACTGTACTTTAACGGGAACAATTCCCGGAGGAGAGAATGGTCGGGCTACTGTCCGAATCATTCCTGACGTAAAGGGTGCTACGGCTACCGTTGACGGGGCCTCAGTATCTATTCGCGATCATGTGGTTCGGACAGACCAGGCTGGCACTGTCAACATCGAGGTGCTTGCTCCAGGTTCTGGCGTTAGCCCAGCCGGTTCCTGGACGCACACCATCTTCATCGACTCACCCACGTTTGACATCGTCAAGCACGTAGCTCTGACTCAGGGCGGAACTATCGACATCATGACGGTCGACCCTACATCGGAGATTTCTCCGCTGCCATTTGGGGGAGGAGGCGGAGGAGGAGCTGGGTCTCCTGGCCCGGTCGGACCTCGAGGGCCGGTTGGTCCTCCTGGACCTAAGGGGGATACCGGTAATCCTGGCCAAAAGGGTGATCAGGGTCTTCGAGGACCCGCCGGTCCTACTGGCCCCCAGGGCCCTCCAGGACCCAAGGGAGATGCTGGAGAACGTGGACCAGAAGGACCTAGGGGTCTTCAGGGTCCACCCGGACCCGCTGGTGGTGGAGCTGGAGGAACACCGGTTCCTGGACCAGAAGGCCCTAGGGGTCCCGCTGGTCCTCCTGGACCCAAGGGCGATCAAGGTATCCAGGGCCCTCCTGGACCCGCTGGCCCTGCCGGAGCAAATGGGCAACCAGGACTCAAGGGTGACAATGGTGTGGCTGGTCCCGTCGGACCTCCTGGGCCCCAGGGCCCTCCGGGGCCTGCCGGAGAGCGTGGTCCCGCTGGACAGGATGCAGTTACCCCTCAGCTAGACCAGTATCTCACTAAGGACGAGGCAGCCAAGACCTACGGCGAGAAGGCTGATGTCGAAGACGCACTCCGACAGACCAACCCATTTAAGAACGGTGCCCGGTACTACTCTCCGGTAACCTATTACTGGCCTGATTACTACCAGGACGGAAAGCCAGGGCAGTTCTCCAAGTGGGCTCAGACACTGAAGTTCCGGGACAACCTTGGATACGTCATCCTTAACCGCAACAGCGGCGACTGGGAGGCGCAGGAGGTAGACTTCCAGAAGCAGGGCGAGCTCGCCCTCGGTGCTGGAGCCAAGAAGGTCCTGTTCTACATCAAGACTCAGTATGGAGCAGCGATCAATCCGGATGCGGAAGCGAACCGGGGTATTCCTAATGCTGCTAAGTTCACCAAGGAGTACATCCTTGAGCAGCTGAAGCGAGCCAAGCATTGGTATGGTGACTTGGTTCAGGGTGTCTTCCTCGACGAGGTCATCAACGGCTGGGATGCTCGGAAAGATCGGATTCCATGGTATAAGGATCTGATCGACACAATCCGCCGCGAGAATGGACTGGACTTCGTGATCGCCATCAATACAGGATCCAACATCTCGCAGGCAGTATGTGACCTCGACTTCGACGTCTGTATGATGTTCGAGGGAACAGCCGCTAAGTTCCTTGAGGAGAATCCGACTTCACCGATCCTTCCTGACCACATGAAGGCATATCCGTCCACTCGCTGGTGGGCAGTGGTTCACTCCGTCACTTCTAAGAACTACCAGAAGGTATTTGACAAGGCGGACAATCTCGCAATCAGCCACCTCTACGTCACCGACGGCTTCCTTGTTGAGGATCCTCAAAATGGTGGTCAATGGCACCCGGTTGGCAACCCTTACGAGAACCCTCCGGGCGCTGAGATCCGAGAGCTTATCATCCCGTGGCTCAAGGGCTACCTGAAGTTGAAGCTGAAGGTCGACAACCTGAAGATCCCTGAGATTCCGAAGATGATTGTACTTGGACCCGATGACCCGGTGCCAGCTGGGACTCTGTCTGGGACGGTGATTGTTAGGCGGGCCAAGTAATGGCTAGTGTATTCCCAGTAATTGGATCCTGGTGGGGAGGTAACGGCGCTCGAGTAGGGGATGGTCGACTGATCCGAAAGGGATCCAGCTCCACCCCATTCGAGAATGCTGCCTATACCGTCGGCGATCGAAAGTGGACTGTTGAGATCACGTACTCAGCAGATCAAGACGCTCAGATTGTCATGAGAGCCAACTGGTTCCAGGCAGGTAAGCAGAAGACCGATAAGCAGGACTTCATTACTACCTGGAACATTCGGGGTGGCGCTAACGCGGCGATCAAGTTCGAGTTCGAGCTTCCGACGAACACCTATCCGATGTGGACTCCGTCTATTGCGGTCCCAGGTACAGCGCAAGACATCACGATCCACAACTTCAACGTCTATGAGACACCGAAGCCAGGTTTGATAGTCAATCTTTCTGGTGGACGGGGATCAGAGGCGAATGGATTTGGCACCTATTACCTACTAGGAGGTAGGGCCAAAGTTGGGGACCTCCTGGTTGTATTTTATGCTTCACAGTTTGGAAATACCAAAGCTAGGCCACCTGCCGGTTGGGATTTCAAGTATACCAGCGACGCAGGCGGTAGATCGGGGTACGTCGCTGTAAAACGATGCGTCAAGGAGGACCTGGATAAGGATATTAAATTCAACAGCGATTCTCCAACCGAGGCTAGAGAAAATTTTATTCTCTACTCCATCGGAGGCGTGTCGAACTACACGATACACCAATGGCAGCCGAATATACCAGCCTTAGACGCAACTAAGAAGAATCTGGTAGCGGTTCAGTATCATGCATACTCGTCATTAAGAGAACCTGTGTGGTACCCGCCAGAGGCGCAATCAGTTATCACTGGCGGTAAGCGAGTCACTAGTGGTCCGTGGTCGTTAACCATTGGCGCTATAGCCAATTCTGTAGAGACTACCTACGGTGCAAGAGCTTATGCATGGGTCGAACTCGAGGAGAGTAGCCCAGCACAGCCTAAACTACAAGTTCCTGGGGTTGAGGTTGTAGGCTCCGGGTCGTCCAATCTGGTATTTGTATACCAAAACGGGGAGGAGCGACCGGCTACCATGAAGGCCGTACCCCGAGGGTATAAGGACATCGGGACCATGATGATTACTCGTGGATTCCTCGTCGCTCACCGAGGAGGATCAGTCAGCTGGCCTGAGGCTTCGATTCGAGCATACACCAATGCGGTTATGTTCGGAGCAGGGGCTTTGGAGGTCTCATGCCAGAAGACTAAGGACGGGGTGTGGTTCCTTAACCACGACCGAACCCTTCAGCGAGTGGACAAGACTGCTCCAAATACCCCCGTCACCGAAATGACATGGGCGGAGATTCAGAAGTACACCACCATCGGCGAGCCATTCATGACTGTCGAGGAATACTTTGCGGCCTATGGTTCGAGTCATATCACGGTTCTCGATCCTAAGTATTCTGCTGCTGAGTGGCAAGAGCTGAAGAAGTTCTTCCCGACAGATGCCCAGGGGCGAATCATCTGGAAGTTCTCGATCGATGCGGGATGGCTGGCCAATCAGTGGAAGTCCGATGGCTGGAAGTGTTGGGGGTATTCCTATCCGGACCAGGTGACCGATGGACGCATCAACGAGTGGCATAAACCATGGGACTACGTTGGTATGACCTTCGACGCCAGTGACGAGGTATGGCGACGGACCATCGCTCTCGGTAAGCCGGTGTGGGGTCATATTTGCCCAACTCGAGACGCCTATGACCAGGCTATGGCTAAGGGCGCAATTGGATGTATGGTCTCCGGAGTGGCCAACATTTACTCCGAATCTCTAGTCTAGGAGAATCATGATCACGATCGAGAGCCAGGGAGACTGGAAACTCACCAGGAATTGGTTTGACAGAATGACGAAGTTGGACCTGGCTCTGATCATGAATCAGTTCGGCAAGGAGGGGGTTTCTGCTCTCAAGGCGGCGACCCCCTCCAGGTCGGGCGAGACGGCAGCTAGCTGGAACTATGAAGTCACCAGAACTGGCGAGAACTGGAAGATTACCTGGACAAACTCACACGTAAACAACGGCGTAAACATCGCCGTCATCTTGCAATATGGTCACGGTACTCGTAATGGCGGGTATGTCGTAGGCCGAGACTACATCAACCCCGCTATCAGGCCCGTATTCGACAAGATAGCGAAGAAGGCCTGGAAGGAGGTCACTAAGTAGTGGCTACTATTGATGAGCGGGTAGTCTCGCTCAAGATGAATAACAAGCAGTTCCTGTCCGCAATCAAGGAATCCGCGTCCAGTATGGACCGACTCAAGGAATCCTTGAAGATGCAGAGTGCTGCAGACGGTCTTTCTAGGATCGGCGAGATAGCTAAGAATACGACTCTAGGCGATCTGGCCACCAAGGCCCTCGACATCGGCAAGAACATGACCGTCATGCAGGGTCTTGCCGTCACTGCATTCGGTGGAATCGGTGTCGCAGCACTAAACGCGGGTCGAAGTGTGGTCTCTGGTTTCATCGGAACCATCAAAGATGGCTTTAATGAGTATGAGCTCAAAATGAGAGCCATTCAGACCATTATGGCCAACACAGTTGAGAAGGGGACCACCCTTTCAGAGGTTAAGACCTCTCTGGCCGAGCTGAACACCTATGCCGATAAGACGGTATACAGCTTCAGTGACATGACTCATGCCATTGGCCTGTTCACCGCCGCAGGCGTTGACCTGCAAACCTCTGTGGCGTCGATTAAGGGTCTGTCTAACCTAGCGGCAGCCTCTGGTTCAACCGCCCAGCAGACAGCCACGGCATACACTCAGCTTTCTCAGGCTATCGCGGCTGGCGCAGTCCACCTTCAGGACTGGAACTCACTGGTCCAGGCAGGCATGGGTGGAGAGTCATTCAGGAACGCTCTTATCGAGACCTCCCGAATGATGGGTACTGGCTACGATGAGGCTATTGCTAAAGACGGAAACTTCCGAGAGTCTCTTAAGGAAGACTGGCTTACTGCTCAGGTCATGACGACCACCCTTACCGCCTTGACGAATGACCTATCTGAGTCTCAGCTGGTCGAGATGGGTTACTCTGAGGAGCAGGCGCATAAACTTAAGCAGTTTGCTCAGGGCGCCTTCGACGCCGCCACCAAGATTCGAACGTTTAGTCAGCTAGTAGACACTACCAAGGAAGCGATCGGCTCTGGGTGGGCAGAGACATTCGAAATTCTATTCGGTGACTTTGAAGAGGCATCGGTTCTATTCACGTCTATTGGCGACTGGCTCGGCGGCGTTATTAAGGCCAGCGCTGACGCGCGAAACGGATTCCTCCAGATGTGGAAAGATCTTGGAGGACGCGCATCCCTTGTTCAGGGTCTGGCCAATATCTTCTGGGCCATCGTCAAAGTTCTCGGACAGATCGGAACCGCCTTCCGACGAGTATTCATGAACGCTAGTGCCGAAGGTCTTGTTCGCATCACCAAGGCGTTTGAGAACTTCACGTCTAAGCTCATCATCACGAACAACTTTGCCGAGAAGCTTGAGTGGACGTTCACAGGGGTCTTCTCGATCTTCCATATCTTCGCCACCATCCTCGGCGAGATCGCGCAGGTTATTTTCACGGTGGCTTCGCATATTGTCAGTGCACTATTCCCCGCGTTTACCGGAATCAACTCTGGCGTATTCCAGATCACGAAGGTAATCGGTAAGGCGATCTTCTGGTTCGACCAGTGGTTCACCAAACTCGACCTTGGTGGAAAGCTACTCAAGCTACTTCTACCTCCGATCGATCTTGTCGGTAAAGCTATTAAATGGGTCGTGGATAAGATCCATGACTTCATCATGTGGCTCGACTTCGGCGGAAAGGTAACTAGCGCCGCAAACGGATTGAAGAGTCTTGCATCGAAGTTCGGGCTCATCAAGGATGCTCTGAAGAACTCGGTTGTCGGACAGCAGTTCTCCGCAGCTATGGACTCTATCCACAGCGGAATCGACAAGGCCAAGAACAAGCTTCACGAGTTTGGTCAGACTGTCGGCGACAAGCTGAAGGCGAAACTCACCTCTGGAAAGTCAGCTCTGTCTGACTATTTCAAGGGCTTCGACCTGAGTAACATGACCACTTCTGAGGCGATTGTCTCGAAGCTCGGATCTAAGTTCGACGAACTCGGTAACAAGCTCAGGATTTCCGAGAAGGTTCAGTGGCTCAAGGAGAAACTTGTTGAGCTGAAGGATGCGCTTGTCGATACATGGAATACTATTCAAAATAGTAGTGTTTGGGACCACCTTGGTAAGTCCTTCTCCGACATCGGCGGTAAAGTTAAGGAAGTAGCGGTCTCATTCCGCGACTGGGTTAACGGTCACGGTGAGGTCAAGGCCAAGGCTAAGGAAGCTGCGGGAGCAGTTTCAGAGGTTGGGTCTGCCGCAGCCCAGGCTGCTAAGGAGACAGGTCAGGCCGCTAAGGAGAACTTCCTCAAGAAGTGGTTTGAGGACATTAAGCAGGTCGCTCAAGCCGTACACCTTCCGGAACTCTTCGACACTATCAAGCAGAAGTTCGTCGAGTTCAAGGACTTTGTCGTTAACACCTTCGCCCCCAAGGTGAAGGAGGGCGCAAAGAACGCATTCGGCTCTATCGGTACCGCGATGAGTCAAGCGAACTCCAACCTCAAGTCTTATGACATGGGCAAGATCCTTGTCGGGGCCATTGGCGGAGGAGTGCTTATCGCCTTTACTCGATGGATCAACTCCTTTAAGGAGAACTTTGACAAGATCGGAAATGTTGCTGACAAGCTCGGTAACATCTTCGATAAGCTCGGCGGAGTCCTCGAGGCATTCGAGCAGAAGGTTAAGGCTAAGGCTCTCCTAACGATCGCTATTGCTCTCGGAGTTCTTGCGGGTGCGCTGATCCTGATGTCTCTGGTCCCTGCGCCAAAGCTACTAGTCACTCTTGCGGTCTTGAAGTTTCTATTCAAGATGATGGATGACATGCTTGAGTCCATGACTAAGATGGTGGCCTTCAAGAATGACAGCGTTCGTATTGTGGCTATGCTCATCGCTATGGGCGCAGCCATGATCTTGATGGCGACAGCTGTCAGAATTCTTGCCGGAATGGACCTCAAGGGCGCCGTGGTCGGTCTTGCTGCTATGAAGATCCTGATGATGACCATGCAGGAGTTCATGACCAAGATGGCTGCCACCAAGGGGGTCGAGAAGGGCGCTGGAATTCTTCTTGCTCTTGCTGCATCCTGTGTTATTCTGTCTCTAGCAGTATACACGCTTGGATCCATGGATACCGGTAAGGCTATCCAGGGGGTCGTAACCCTCGCTGCGGTTGTGGCGATTCTGTCTGGGTTCATGATGGTCGTTAGTAAGGATCCCTTCATGGGTAAGGGCGCTGCAATTCTTCTATCGCTGGCTGTCTCTTGTAACATCCTTGTGGCGGCTATCTGGATGCTTGGTACGATGGACACTGGCAAGCTTCTCCAGGGCGTCATTGCTTTGGGTGTCATTATTGCGGAGCTATCCGTAGCAATGGCAATTGCAGGCAGAGCTAATGCCCGCGGAGCGGCTGCAATCATCGCTATGTCTGCAGCGGTTATCGTCTTAACCGGTGCGGTAGCCATTCTCGGCAACATGGATATCATGACGCTAGCTAAGGGACTTATAGCTCTCGCGGCTGGTCTCGCTATTCTGGCCATCTCAATGGCAGCAGCAGACGCCTTCAAGGAAGGTGGAATTGCTCTAGGGATCGCCTCTATCGCATTCCTGGCCCTGGCCTCAGCAATGAAGACCCTGTCTGGAATCACGTGGACCCAGCTGGCAATCGGTCTAATTGCACTAGCTGGTGGTATGCTGATCCTAGTTGCAGCCGCTGCTGGTGCGCAGTACTTCGCGGTTGGTATGATTATCCTAACTGCGGCACTACTAGCACTAGGATTGGCTCTACTCCCTATCTCGATCGGTATGGCTGCCTTTGCGGCGGTCCTAGGCATCTGTGCTACAACTGGCGCAGCAGCATTCTTGGTTCTTACCGAGGGATTGAAGCAGCTAGCGGCCATCCTTCCTCAGGTAGCGATTGATTTCGCAAACGCCATTGCTAACTTCATCATCACCCTTGGGTCTAAGGCTCCGGAGCTTGCTGTTGCTATGGCAGCATTGCTAGGAGCGATCATCTATGCCATCAACGTCAATATTCCCGGCATTGTGGCATCGCTGTTCATCCTGATCCAGGCTATGCTGACCGAGCTGGCTAACCACGCATACGAGTTCGGCGAAAAGGGTGCCACAATTCTGGCAAACTTCCTGAATGGAATTGCGGACAATATTGGCAAGGTCATTGACGCTGCCACGAATGTCATCCTGAACTTCCTTGATGGAATTGCCAGGAATGGACCAAAGATCATCGACAAGGGTATGTGGACTGTACTCAAGCTTCTTGAGGGTGTTCGCGATGCCATTAACAAGTATTCTCACCGATTCAACAAGGTTGGTCGAGAGATTGCTTGGGCTATTGTTGATGGTATGACCGATGGTCTAGCCTCTAAGGCCTGGAGCTTTGGTGAGTCCATGGTCTCCGTTGCCAAGAAGGGCTACAACAAGGTCAAGAACTTCTTCGGCATTCACTCTCCTTCTCGACTGATGAAGGAACTTGGTGGATACGTCGGAGAGGGCCTCGCCATCGGCATCGAGAATACTGGTGAACGGGTTGCTGAGGCTGGAGACAACATGTCCAAGGCGGCATACGACGCAATGTCCGCAGCTCTCGATGGAGTAAACGAACTCGTCGAGGATGACCCGTCCTTCAAGCCGGAAATCAAGCCGGTCTTGGATCTCACGGAGATGCAGAAGCAGGCCAAGGGAATCAACAACTTCCTTCCCGCCATCGGAGTCACGGCTCAGGCTGCAAACGCGGCTAGGCCTCCTGCTCCGATCGCAGTTGACAATTCCGACAAGAATAGTCAAAATGGTGTTACAAACATCACATTCAACCAGACCAACAACTCGCCTGAGGCGCTGGATGCGGCGACTATCTATCGCCAGACCCACACTCAGCTTGCTATGGCAAAGGACAAGTTGACACTATGATCTCAGAGATCTCGTCCACGACCAAGTCGGGGGATCGACTTGCAATCGATATTACAGACCCCTACTCGTCGGGGGTCGCGATCAAGGAGATTACTGGTCTGGGGCCAGTAAAGGCAGACATCAGCACTGACCGATATGCCTTGCTGGACGGAGCGTTCCTCAAGGGGGTCAGGGTTGGTACTCGCACTGTGGTACTGACTCTGATCCCCTGGGGGACCGACATTCAGGAACTACGACTCAAGTGCTACTCTTACTTTGGAGTCGGAGAGACCATTACTCTCGGCGTGACTACCGACTGGCTAAACGTGCACTCCGACTTCATCGTCGAGTCTGTCGAGCCGAATATCTTCTCTGAGCGGCAGGAGATCCAGGTCTCCCTTCTTGGGCTGGACCCGTACTGGAAGTCCTCCGCTACTCAGATCCAGAAGGTTGTGGGTTTCAACGACAACACGCCTTCCTTCGAGTTCCCATTCTTCTCCGAGCCGAACCACAAGCTCAAGTTCGGTGACATGATTAACTCTTCTGGTAAGGACATCCGGTACCTAGGTGACTACCCGGCTGGTGCGACTATCACTGTCGAGTTCTCCGGCGCCGTGAGTAACCTCATTGTCTCAAATGTGACCTACAACGAGACTATGTCCATCTCTCGAGCTGGAAACTTCTACCAAGGCGAGAGTATAGTCATCGACACTCGTCCCGGTAAGAAGTCTATCATTCACCAGGCTCGAGGTAGGAAATCCTTCATCACTGGTGTTCTGGCTCCGGGGAGTACCTGGATTCAGATGCACCCAGGCATCAACACAATCGCCCTGCAGTATGCTGGGGGCGTTGACGACGTTAGCGTCTCCATAGAATACGACACTCTCTACAGGGGGATTTGATGCAGCTGTTCTTCGCGTTCCTCCATAATTACGAAACCCCTATCGAGGTTCCGAATAACTTCTACTCGCTCAACTGGACTGAGCGCGCCTATGACTACGGTCAGTTCGAGCTTCAGCTCTACTCGGATCAGCCTGGGTACGAATACAGTCTTGGGAATCTGTTTATCCGAGACGACACGGATACCGTTATGGTCATTGAGACCGCTACAGTGAAGCAGGAGGATGACGGTGTCTACCTCCACAAGTATACCGGGCGCTCTCTCGAGTCAATGATGGAGTGGCGAATCCTTCCACACCGGCGATGGATTGAACCCGACGCCAATGGCCAGTTCAATGCCCAGGCTATGGCTGAGGATGTTGCGCACAGCAACCTTGGTAAGGATGCAAAGCCTGAGCGAAGGATTGACAACTTCAACTTCCACAGAAATACCCGTGTGTCTCAGATGGCCTATGTCAATGACACCGGGCAGAAGATCCAGGACGGTAAGTGGATCATCTATGACCGTGCGCCAATTGCGGACATGTTCAAGAATGTCATCTCCGCATGCAAGCCAAACGGTTACTCACTGTTCTACAAGATCAAGCTCGAGAACGGTGGAATCCACTGCTACATCACTGCTCCTCGACTAATTAACACGATCACTCTCGCACAGGAGAATGACAACTTCTCGGACTTCGAGTCAGTCGATTCGATCGTTGATAAGAAGAGTACAATCTACGAGATCTTTGACACTGGCGACGTAGACCTAGACTGGGTTGCTGATGGAACTACGCATACCCGGGCGCATACACTTCGCTCCGAGAACCCAATCACTCGGCGAGAGGTATTGTGGGACAATACTCAGGTCCACAAGCCATATTCGGTCAAGGACTGGAAGGCGCTTACGCCCCTTCAGAAGAAGCATATCTCTTCCCTGACTGAGGTGTGGTATCCCTTCTGGGTTCTGGACGCCATGTTCCCGAAGTATACCCCGCTGAAGATGATCTCTGGTAAGATCAACAACTTCTCGAATGTCCAGTACCGCGATGGCTTCGACGTAGGCGATATTTTCTACTACGTTCCATCCGGAAGTAACCCAGTTCCAATCGAGTGCCAGCTAACCGAGATGACTGAGTCCTGGTCGGCGGACGGGTTCTCTCAGGTTCCTTCCATCTCCATGTCGTCTCGCACCAAGTGGAACGGCGACGGCTTCCGTATCGACTTCACTCGCGGTGGCCCTGGTGAGGTCATCGTTCCTCGAGAAAGGGATTAGCATATGGCCATTACTAGCGGTTTCTACAACTCCGTGAATGGCGACCGGACATACGACGCTGACCAGTTCGGCTCACTGTTCGACGGCATTATTGCTCCGGGGGTATTTCCGAACGTGGGGGACAAGTTCCGCGTTCGACCCACCAATAACGGAATGTCTGTCTATGTCGGCTCCGGCAAGGCGTGGCTGAACAACCGATGGGTTGAGAACTCGGGTGATGAGACGGTTACTCTGACTGGTTCTCACGCAACTCTAGACCGTATTGACCTCGTATGTGTTGAGGTGGACCGATCCAAGGCCATCCGCGGTGCGAAGATCAAGGTGGTCCAGGGTACTCCTGCGGTTACACCCACGGTTCCCTCGGTGGATGACAATGGTGACCGACAGACATTCGCTCTGGCGCAGATCAAGATCATCAAGAACTCTCGACAGATCACAGCTGAGAACATCATCAGTCTCGTGGGTAGTGCTCGTACTCCTTACGTGAGCGGGCCTCTGCAGAACATCAATCTGGACGCACTCCAGGCCAAGCTGCAGGGCGAGTTCAACACCTGGTTCGAGTCTGTTCGAGATGCCCTGGCTAACGCTGGGGGCAATACCTCGACGGACGTCGCCAACCTCAAGGTGAGTGACCGGAACCAGAACGAGCGACTCCAGGCTGTTGAGGGTCGCATCGCCGGTACCGAGCTCAACATCACCAAGATCAACGAGAAGTTCAGTAATTCAGGATCTGTCTATGGGATGCTGAATGACTCGAACGTTGGTGTGCACAACTCCATCTATCGAGGCGCCTCGCTGGGAAGCAACGTAACTCCATATCTCCAGGCGATTCGAAGCGGGTCTTTCTCCGGGCTCTATCTCGGGGACTACTGGACCTACTCAGGTATCACCTGGCGTATCGTAGCGTTCAACTACTTCATCAATATTGGTGAGCCCCCGTTCCGACAGAACCATATCGTGGTCGTCCCGGACGCGTCGCTCTTCCGAGACGCATGGTCCACCACGATCCCGGATCAGCGCTCGTATGTGGACTCGACCCTCAACCAGTCTACTATGACGAAGGCTAGCCGCATGGCTGAGTCACTGTTCAACCGATCCAACATGGTCGGTGTCTGGACTCGAGTCGCTACCGGATACGACGGGAACGGTTCTGTTAAGGACTGGCGCTGGTACAACCCGCACATCAACATTATGGATGAGGCCATGCTCTGGGGTTCATCCATCTTCGATGACTCACTCTCCCGGGGTATTCACCACAACCAGTTCCCAGCCTTCCGGCTTAACCCCGCCCTTGTTAACATCGAGGAGGAATACTGGCTTCGTGAACGAGCTTCAGCACAGACTGCAGTCTACATGAAGGCTACTGGTCAGTTCTCCCACGCCCCGCTGAACTACTCCTTCGGGGTTCGTCCCTATCTAGCGATCGGTTAACATGCAGCACTTCGGATTCAACCCTTTGACCGACATAATCCTTGCGATATTTCTGTCGGTTCTGGGATCTTCCGGGATGTGGGCTTGGATCATGAAGCGTAGTGAGCGGAAGTCCGCCACGTCAAGACTTCTGCTCGGAATGGCCCATGACCGGATTGTATATGTCGGGAAGACATATCTTCATCGAGGTTTTCTCACCCTCGACGAGTATGAGGACTTCATGAAGTATCTCGTAGAGCCCTATTCCGAGTTCGGGGGGAATGGGCTTGCTGAGAAGATTGTGAATGAGGTCAAGAATCTTCCCGTAGTCCCCACCCCTAGACCCCCGGCAAAGAGGAAAATCAATGGCTAAGCACCTTCAGGAGAGCAAGTTGAACAACAAGTCCTACGACGTCCTCAAGTGGGTTGCGCTGGTCGCCCTTCCGGCTACCTCTGCGCTCTACCTCACTCTGGCGGCTCTGTGGCACCTTCCTCACCCGACGGAGGTTGCTGGAACTATCGCTGCGATCGACACCTTCCTGGGTGTTCTTCTCGGCGTGAGCTCCACCAAGTACCAGGGGACTCAGCCCTCCGGCGCTCTCCATGTGTCTGAGGACCAGGGGATCCACGCCACCTTTGACCAGGGCGTCGCCGAGATGCTCCGTAACGGGAAGGTGACGCTGGACGTCAAGCAGGTCTAAGCGAGAAAAACCTGCGGTATAATGAACCCCTAGAAAGGAGCCCATCCATGAAGAACCCTGACCCCATTCAGCAGACAATTGAAGCTGCTCTGAAGGAGGCCGAGCTTCACGATCCTGCTAGTGAGGGCTACACCACCATTGCTCGAAATGTCGAGACTCTTGCAAAAGCCAAAGCCCTTGGCGAGAGCAAGAAGCTCAGCAAAGACGCAATTCTCGGTGCAGTCACCTCCATGGCTGGTATCGTAGCCGTCCTCCAGTACGAGCGACTTGCAGTCGTCAGCTCGAAGGCGTTTGGTTTGATCATGAAGGTTAAACCCTTCTGAGATTCGTCAGGCCCCCTGTGTTATACGCATGGGGGGCTTGGCTTATCTTTTTTGCCTACGCGAGAAAATCCCACGGTATATTGAAACCCCTACTCTGAAAGGAACCACCATGAACCTCAAGACCGCTTTCAACCTTGCCGCCTTTGCCACTTGCGCAGCCGGTTGGACTTTCTGCCACATCCGTGAGCAGCGAGCCAAGCGTCTGCTCGATGAGGCCTGGACCGCATGTTACGAAAACGACCAGGACTACATGGACACATTCCACCACCCTGAGAAGTGACTCAAGTTTATACCCCGACATGGGGTATAGGCTTTCGCGAGAAAAACGGGCTCTATATTGAAACCCGTCATAGAAAGGACACTCTCATGAACCTCTCTCCCGCCGCTGCACAGGCCGCCCTCGACTACGCCGAGGAGCTTGCTGCTACTGGACTGAGCTCTGAGCAGTACGACCACTACTACCTCTGACACAGTTCTAGATCCCGCCATGGGATCTAGGCTTATCTTTTTTTGCTTAGTCATACCAGTCACAGGAGTCGCAGAATTAACACACTGTATATTGAAGACCCTTAGAAAGGAACCACAATGACCACCCTCCTCGCTCTTGTCATCGCCCCCTTCGTCGTCATCGGCACCCTGCTGATTGTCGCCGAGATGGTTGGCAAGAAGAAGACCTGGAACTTCTGATCCTACCACCTTCCAGCCAAAGATCCCGCCATGGGATCTAGGCTTATCTTTTTTTCGCAGGATAAACCCGCCCTATATTGAAGATCCTACGAAAGGAAAGACTATGCTCTACATCGCCCTCTGCCTCGTAACCATCCTCAGTATCTTCTTCGCTGCCGCTCACGAAGAGCAGAAGTACGCAACCTTTAAACTCAAGGCTCGTGTATGGACGCTCGAGAATGAGAACGCGAAGTTGCGCGCTGAGCTTATGACCGACGAGGAATGGGATTCGATGGTTGATCAGGCTCTTGCCAATCTCCGTTGATCCAAGTTTATACCCCACATGGGGTATAGGCTTTCGCGAGAAAAACCATGCCTTATATGAGACCCCTCTAATTTGAAAGGAAACCCTCATGACTGAGACTACCGACACCACCGTTGAGACCAGCGAGAAGATTGTCGAGTTCAAGTTCAACAAGGACGCTGTCCTGCCCGCTATCAAGCGCAACTCCAAGAAGTTGATTGCTGGCGCCGCTGTATTTGCAGCAGGTACCGCACTCACCCTCATGGCGTTCCGCTCGGTTCCGGACACGGACGAGCCCGAAGAGCTTGAGCACGACGACCTCGATGAGCTCGACGAGATCGAAGCCTCTGAAGAGACTGACTGAGACCTCATCCTATATCCCGACCTGGGATATAGGCTTTTCTAAGGAGCACACATGAAGTACCTACTCGACGCTATATTCCTCGCAATCTCCGCTTGTCTGTGCTGGGTTGTGTGGGATTATACCGCTGGTAATATTCTCTCGCAGCGGGTATTCCCTACAGCGGCATTGGGTGGCATTCTTATTCTTGCGGATATTTATCTCCACACTCTCGTCGACGACTAACCCGCGAGAAAAACCGGTCCTATATTGAAACCCCTCCGTTTGAAAGGACCACTCATGACCCGCATCATCGTTTCTGTCATCAAGAGCGCTGTTTTCATCCTCGGAATTGTTCTCGCCTCCTGCTTTATTGGACGCGGGGCCAACTCCCGGATGAAGCACGTTGTTGGTGTTCAGCAGCGTTTCATCGCGCGCCGTGATCGTAAGATCAACCGCTGGTAATTCAGCACTATACCCCGACTTGGGGTATAGGCTTTTCTCGAGCCAGAAAGGAGCACACAATGTTCGAGGAACCACCGATCTACTACATCCTCATCAGTCTCATCTTCCTGATCGTCTTCGGCGCTCTATCCATGGTTACTTGGCTGGTATGGGTGAGCGCAGTCCCATTCTTCGTCAAGCTGGTTATGACTGCTCTTACGTCGCTCTTGGCGGCCGTCATGCTCGTCATCTACACGATATCGGCGGAGTGAAATGTTAGTTGTACTTCTCGGTCCAAGTTGTTCAGGCAAGTCCACATTCCAGAAGGAGCTGGTTGAGAATGAGGGATACCATGCAGTCCGCACTGCAACGACCCGACCTAAGCGTGTGGGAGAGGACCTATCTTCCTACTACTTCCTCAAAGATCAAAGCTTTGCTGAATGGGAAGTACGGGGAGACCTCCTTTGCGTCGAGACATTCCGAGGCTGGCGGTACGGGGTACCACGTGACGAGATTGCCCGGAGGGGAGACCGCCCTAATCGGGTTGTCATCCTCACACCCGGAGGTGTCATGGAGCTCCTATCACGACACACAGAAGTCATCACCGCCGATGCGCTGTCCGTCCTATACCTCGGAGTGGATGGGGCTACAGGGGAATCTCGCGCTTGTAAGCGAGGTGACTCCAGACGAGAGTACCTCCGACGAATGGCCGCAGATTCCATCGATTTCCGACACTATCCTAAAGAGACTGGTGTTTGGGAATTCGCCCCAGATTTCATCCTGGATTGCATCAACAATCCGCAGAATTACAAACTCGCTCCTCGACTCAGGAAAGTAGAAAGGAAGCACAAGTGAGCATCATCGGGTACACCCTCTATATTCTCGGGGCTATCTCGATCGTCCTACTCTGGATCCAGCTTATGGCCTTGATCGGAACCGCATGCAAGATTATCCGAGACAAGGAGTGGGCTCAGGTCAAGGTAATTCAGGGACCCCCTGGACCTAAGGGTGACCCTGGCGAACGTGGTCCTCGTGGGTATGATGGCGAGCAGGGCCCTCGTGGGGACTTTGTTATCACGTCTGACCTTAGGCGAGAGATCGATCGAACCATCAAGCAGCAGGGGGTTCTGACTCGTAAGGACATCGAGTCTCTGATCCGTATGGAGGTTGCGGCTCACCTCAGTAAGCTCGAGATCTCTCGTACGTCATATCCCGGGCTCGGTAAGGAAGAGACCAAGATTCAGATGAAGGAGGAAAAGTGATCAATGCGAACGGTGTTACGCAATTCTTCAAGGCAAACGCTCCGGCTATTCTCACGGCCTCGGCATGCGTCGGGACCGTTGCTACTGCCGTACTCACGGCGAAGTCTACTACGCTCGCAGTTGAGAAGATCGCAGACTACTGTGAAGCCAATCTTCGCTCACCCGAAGACCTCTCGTGGAAGGAGAAGTTCGCAGTATCATATAGAGTATATATTCCCCCGGCCATCGCAGGCGTATGCACTCTGGTATCGATCATCGCGGCGAATCGTATTCAGTACTCTCGAGGAGCGGCGTTCGCATTGGCTTACACAGGTTCGGAAGCGGCGTTTAAGCGATATCGAGAAGCGGTGGCGGACGTGGTTAAGCCGAAGGACCTGGAGAAGGTTAAGGCCCGCGTGTCAGAGAAATCGGTATCGGCAGCTGGTGAACCACATCCCGGAACTATTCTTGTGGCCGGGGGAGGGGACGTTCTCTGCTATGACATCTTCTCGGGGCGGTATTTCAAGTCCGACATCGAGTCAATCCGCCGAGTCGAGAACAACATTAATGGGCAGCTCAACCTTGAGTGCTACGCTTCCCTCAACGAGTTCTACAACGGCCTTGGACTTCCACCCATTGCAGCCGGTGAACTGGTTGGATGGTCTGAACCGAACTCCCTCTCCGTCGAGTTTGGTTCTCAGCTCACTGAAAAGGGTGAGCCGGTACTTACGGTCGACTTTCTAGTCGCACCCAAGGAAAACTACTTCAAGATCAACTGAAAGGAAACCACCACATGTTCTCTCACATCATCCGCGTCAAGGGTATCTTCGACGACGAGCCCACCACCAAGAAGCTCTACTTCCACATGTCTCGCCGTGAGATGTTCGACTTCATCAAGCGGTACGACAATGTCACCAATTTCGAGAAGTGGCTCCAGGCTGCTATTGACAACGAGGACCTGTACACCATGATGAAGTTCTTCGATGACCTCATCGGTACCTCGTACGGTGAGCGCCAGGGTGAGCGCTTTGTCAAGTCCGAGCAGATCAAGGAGTCCTTCCTCAACTCGCCGGAGTACGAGGAGCTCTTCGACCAGCTCATGGACAACCCGTCTCTCGTCCGTGAGTTCTACAACGGAATCATGCCTGAGAAGATCATGAAGCAGGTTGCCGAGGATCCCAAGTATAAGGAGCTCGACTCCAAGCTTAAGGAGACGGAGCTCAAGAACCTCTGATTCATATTTGGGGGGCCCTGGAGAAATCTGGGGCCCCCACCTCTCTCAAAGGAGCCACTATGGCGAATGCGCCAATCCGTCCGAACCTCCCGTCCAACAGCAAGCTCCCCGAGCGCAAGAAGGTTGAGCAGGTCACCACTGCCACCGTCACCAAGAAGAAGTCTAGCTTCGGGACGAAGGCTATCTCGGCTTTCGTCGGAGAGGATATCCACAATGTCGGCGAGTATCTACTCTACGATGTTACTATCCCTGCTATCAAGAATACACTCTCGGATCTGGTCAGTCAGGGCATCGAACGTCTCCTCTTCGGAGAGTCTTCTCCTCGAGCTCGCAGCTCGTCCGGGGGGTCCCGTGTCTCATACGGATCATATTCTCGACCAGGCTCAGCACCAGGCAATCGCCGAGACGCTTCTCCTCGTACACGTCGATACCATGATTTCTCAGAGATCGAGCTCGAGTCCAGAGATGAAGCTTATCTCGTTATCGACCGACTCGGGGACATCATCGAGGAGTACGGTCTTGCCACCGTCGCCGACCTCTACGATCTCTGCGGTATCACTACCGAATACACTGACGAGAACTGGGGCTGGACTTCGGCCCGGTACATGTCGGTAATCCGTAGCCGTCGTGGCTACATGCTTCAGCTACCGAAACCCGACCACATTAATGCACGATGAATCCTCAGCAAGTGCGGCTTGAACTTATCGCCGCCTATCCATTCTCAGACAAGTGGCGTCGCCGTGTTGAACGCATGGAAGACGACCAGGCAATCGCTATCTATCTTCGACTCAAGGAAGCAGGACGTATCAAATGAATCTCGGAATTGTTACCCGTCTCGCTGGACGCGCGGGGCTGGTCCTCAGCAAGCACGCCCCCACCATTCTGACTGCAGCCGGTACTGTTGGCTTTATCGGGACCACTGTTCTCGCCTCCAAGGCAACCCTCAAGGTTGAGGAGACCATCGCCGAGGAGGCTGCTCTTATCGTCAAGGTTCACGAGGCTCACGAGGAGGGCAAGCTCACTGACAAGGATGCCACTCGGGACAAGGTTATCCTCTACACCCGAATGAGCACTAAGCTCGGCAAGCTTTATGCCCCCGCCCTGATTCTTGGGGCGGCCTCTATCGCTTCTCTGATCACCGGTCACGGGATCATGCTGAAGCGCAACGCCTCTCTCGCTGCAGCGTACGCAGCTGTCGACCAGGCATTCAAGACCTACAAGAAGAAGGTCGAGTCCAAGTTCGGTAAGGATGTGGTGATTGACGCGCTCGTGTCTGTCGCTGATGAGGACCTCACCAAGGACGAGATGACTCTTGAGGCGATCTCCGCTGTCGACAGTGTCTCGCCCTATGGCGTTATCTTCGATGACGAGAACATCAACTGGTCTGCTGATGAGGATCTGTCCATGCTGCACCTCAAGTGCCAGCAGCAGTACGCGAATGATATTCTGCAGACTCGTGGGCACATCTTCCTCAACGAGGTCTACAAGATGCTTGGGTTCCCCCACACTCCCGCTGGTGCTGTGACTGGTTGGGTCAAGGGTAATGGTGACGACTTCGTCGACTTCAACATCTTCGAGGGCACCTTCGAGGGTGAGGACAAGAACGGTCGTACTGTCACCAAGTGGGCGCTGGACTTCAATGTCGACGGCGTGATGTACGACAAGATCTGAGGTGACCATGCTTGACAAGATCGCATATTTCGCAGCCGGGGCTGTCACAGGCGGCCTTGGCGTATATTTCGTTCTTGCTCGCAAGTTCGAGCAGGACTTCCAGGAAGCCACAATCGAGATCAACAAGGAGCTTGCAGAAATTGCTGAAGCGAAGCACAAAGAGCGAGTGGGAGATAGCCCTGATTCAGAGGATCGCGAACCCGATTCTGAGCCGGTGGTACCGAGCGTTGCTGTGGACTACTCTCCGACTCCTGTGGAAGATTCCGACCAGGAGGAAGTAGCCAAGCGTACGATGGATCGACAGCACTTCGAGGCCTACCAGATCACCGAAGAGGAGTATCGGGCTAAGGGTCATCAGGAGCATGTCGAGCTCACGTACTACATGGAGGACGACGTATTCGCTGACAACCGGGGCGTTCCTATGCAGGACACGTCCTGGTTTGACAATATTATCAGCGGGATCTCCGCCTCCGACACCATCATCTACGTCCGAAGCATGAGCCGCCACGCGGACTTCGAGATCACTATTCTCGACGATTCCTACGAGCACTCGGTTCTCGGGGTTGAGTACTACGGGGACGAGTAATGATCGAGGCAGCACCGGATAACTCATATTTCGACTGGCTTGTGGATCGAACTGGGGATACTCGTCAGGCCGAGTGCCCAGAGGAGTCGTTCATGAGTCTGCTCGAGATCATGCACCAGACGCCGTTCAGAGTGACGATTCCGAACGACATCAATCGTGCACAGGATGGTATTGACCTTCGTAGGGCATTCACTCGGGAGAACCCGGATGTGTCCTACGTCTGGCTTAACGAGCCGTCTTGCTCTATGCTCGAGATGTTCATCGCTTTGGCAGAGCGTATGGACATGATGCTCGAGGATGACGATACACCATATTCTCTGGAATGGTACTTCTGGGAGATGGTGAAGAACTGCGGTCTCTATGACTACACGGACGAGGTCCTGTTCAACCCCCGCCACGAGGAGGAAGTCGACTCCATCCTTGAGCGGATCAATTCGCGGGATTACACTAAGATGGGGCACGGATCCATGTTCCCTCTTCGTGCGATCCCGCTTCATGGCGCACGTGATATGCGGAAGGCTGAGCTCTGGGCCCAGATGAACGCCTACGTAAACGAGAACTATATGTAAGGAGCCTCATGGATTTCTACCGAATCTGCGAGCGTACCACAAAGAGTGGAAAGGTGGAAATCTACCCTGAGTTCCTCGTCGGACGGTCGAGGGATATTCTCATTCAGGGGCGAGACTTCCAGGCAATCTGGGATGAGGAGAAGGGGCTCTGGTCTACAGACGAGTTTGACGTCGCTACGTTTGTAGACCGGTCCCTCTTCGAGCACCAGAAGAACCACAAAGGTCAGATTGAGACCGTTGTGAAAACTATGTCCAACTACAATACTGGACTGTGGACCAGCTTCCAGACGTGGAAGTCCAGGCTGCCTGACAACGGTCAGGAGCTCAACGCCAAGCTCATATTTGCGGACAGTACTCCTAAAAAGGAAGACTATGCAACCGCAAGACTACCGTACTCCCTCGAGGAAGGTTCGCCGGACGCTTGGGGAACTCTCATTGGAACTCTATATGATGAGGATGCTCGTCGGAAGCTCGAGTGGCTCATCGGCTCCATCGTGGCTGGAGACTCTAAGAGGATTCAGAAGTTTGCCGTCTTATATGGTCCACCTGGATCTGGTAAGTCGACAGTCCTCAATATTCTGGAGCTTCTTTTCCAAGGATACACAACTACGTTTGATGCGGGAGCACTTGGATCCAAGTCAGATCAGTTCGCGACCAGTTCCTTGGGGCGGAGTTCGCTCGTGGCCATCGATCAGGATGGAGACCTTTCGAGGATTGAGTCTAACGGACTTCTCAACAGTATTACCGCACATGAGACCATTCTTATTAATGAGAAAGGCGTCAAACGGTATCCTAAGAGGATCAATGCGCTCCTTTTCATCGGCACTAACAAGCCTGTCAAGATCACTGACTCAAAGTCGGGAATCATCCGACGACTGATCGATATCTCCCCCACCGGACAAACCGTGGGGGCTGATGAATATCAGACGCTGATGACTCAGATCCGTGACGAGCTTGGCAAGATCGCTAATCACTGTCTCGGGGTTTATCGTAGTCTTGGTAAGCACTACTACGACGCGTATAAGCCACAGGGCATGATGCTCCGTACCAACGTGCTGTACAACTTCGTCGAGGAGAACTATCTCCTGTTCAAAGAAGAGAAGTACATCACTCTAAACATGGCCTATAAGCTATATAAGGAGTACTGTAGTGAGAGTAATATCCCGTACCCGAAGAGCCGATACCTCTTCCGTGAAGAACTCAAAGATTACTTTGACGAGTTTCATTCACGTGTTCGGTCAGGGGACGGTAGACTATGCAACGTATATACCGGATTCAAGGATCACTTACTGGATCCTGCCGAACTCGAGGCTTCTCCAGAGAAGCCATATTCACTGGCCCTCGACCACTCCGAATCCCTTCTCGACGACGTTCTGGCGGACTGTCCGGCCCAAAGAGCCGGAGACCATGGGACTCCGCAGTTCCGATGGGCAAACGTTCGAACCACTCTTCGTGAGATAGATACCTCCCTTACACACTACGTCAAGGTCCCTGAGAATCATATTGTTATTGACTTTGATATTAAGATCAATGGCGAGAAGAGTCTTAACAGGAATCTTGAAGAGGCGTCGAAATGGCCCCCTACCTATGCAGAGGTTAGCCAGGGTGGTAAGGGGATACACCTTCATTATATCTACGACGGAGACCCTACCGAACTAGCGAGGCTCTACGACGAAGACATTGAGATCAAGGTCTTCACAGGTGATTCCTCTCTGAGAAGAAAGGTCACTCACTGCAACAACATCCCGGTGGCTCATATTTCAGAGGGGCTGCCGTTTAAGGAGAAGAAAGTGATCAACAAGACCACCATGGCCAACGAGAAGAAGGTCAGGGATCTTATTGAGCGCAACCTTCGGAAGGAGATCCACCCCTCGACCAAGCCCTCGGTCGACTTCATCGCCAAGATCCTCCGTGATGCCAAGGAACAGGGGATGGTGTATGACGTCAAGGACTTGAAACCCCGCGTGCTGGCTTTCGCCATGAACTCGACGCACCAGTCTGAGGCGGCAATCAAGACCGTGATGGAGATGCCATTCACCAACGAGGATCCTGAGGAGAAGTCCGTAGGGTTTCCTACTGGTGAGCTGGTCTTCTTCGACTGTGAGGTGTTCCCGAACCTGTTCCTCGTGAACTGGAAGGTGAAGGGTAATCCGCAGGTACACCGGATGATTAACCCCACCCCTGAAGAGATCGAGGCCCTCTGTGAGATGCGTCTTGTCGGCTTCAACTGCCGGAAGTACGACAATCATATTCTCTACGCTCGTACGCTGGGTTTCACCAATGCCAAGCTGTACGACTTGAGCAAGCGCATCATCGAGAACAGCGTTACTGCTGGGTTCGTCGAGGCTTACAACCTGTCCTACACGGATGTGTACGACTTCGCAGCCACCAAGATGTCCCTCAAGAAGTGGGAGATCGAGCTTGGTCTGCATCACCAGGAGCTCGGCATTCCTTGGGACGAGAATGTTCCCGAGGATCGCTGGGAAGAGGTGGCGGAGTATTGTGATAACGATGTTATCGCAACCGAGGAGGTCTTCAACCACCTCCATGCGGACTGGCAGGCCCGCCTTATGCTTGCCAAGCTTTCTGGTCTGACTCCTAACGACACGACCAACAAGCACAGTCAGTTCATCATCTTCGGAAAGAACAGGAACCCGCAGGATGAGTTCGTATACACCGATCTCAGTGAGCAATTCCCTGGCTATCAGTACTCTTTCGGCAAGTCTACCTATCGTGGGGAGGAGGTCGGTGAGGGCGGATACGTCCACGCCGAGCCCGGAATCTACGTCGACGTCGCCCTTCTCGACGTTGCGAGCATGCATCCCACTTCAATCGAGTGTCTCAACCTCTTCGGAGACCGATACACTAAGCGTTTCAGCGAGATCAAGCAAGCCCGAGTAGCCATCAAGCACCACGATGACGAAACGGCTCGTAAGCTCCTGGATGGAGCACTAGGTCCGTTCCTTGATGAGGGGGTTGACTATGAGGCACTGGCCTTCGCTCTCAAGATCGTCATCAACTCGGTGTACGGTCTCACTGCGGCAAAGTTCTCCAACCCCTTCAAGGACCCCCGCAATGTGGACAACATTGTCGCCAAACGTGGCGCTCTGTTTATGGTGGATCTGAAGCACTATGTCCAGGAGCAGGGCTTCGATGTTGCGCACATCAAGACCGACTCGATCAAGATCCCGAGAGCTACTCCCGAGATCATCGAGAAGGTCATGGAGTTCGGCAAGAAGTACGGATACACCTTCGAGCATGAGGCTACTTACGATCGTATGTGCCTTGTGAACAAGGCCGTCTACGTCGACTACGAGGATGGGAAGTGGAGTGCTACCGGCGCCCAGTTCCAGCACCCCTACGTCTTCAAGGAGCTCTTCTCGAAGGAGGAGCTGGATATTCGAGACGTGGCGGAGACTAAGAGTGTTACTACCGCTCTGTACCTCAACAACGGAACAGAAGAGAACCCTGAGATGGAGTTCGTCGGTAAGACCGGCGCCTTTGTCCCCGTGAACCGTGGAGGCGGGATTCTTCTCCGCGAGAAAGATGGCAACTACCATGCCGCATCAGGCTCTACCGGTTACAGGTGGGTACAATTTGAGTCCTTCAAGGAAGCCCACGCAGAAGACTGGAAGGAGTACGTCGAGTGGCGTTACTTCGAAGGTCTTGCTGGCGCTGCAAAGGCTGCGATCGGCGAATTCGGAGACTTCGAGGCCTTCACCCTTGGAGCTTGACGGATACATCTGGGACGGAGACAACGATGGCTGAGTACGAGAACCAGTGGGGTCCGTATAAAGAGCACTCGATCGAGAAGGATCGAGACCCGGTTCTTGACGATCCGATCGTCTACGGGGTCAACGTCAAGCACTTCACGGTGACTGTATATTCTCAGGATGGGCGAGTCAATAAGTATTGGAATGCCCGCATCCTCAAGGATGACCTGGGGTACTGTCGAATCGCTTGTCCCCGAGATGGCAAGATCCTATGCTTCAACTGGGTGCACTGGACTGCCTACATGTTTACCCATGATGGTCTGAACGAGCTGGTCTTTATGCCTGGCTCTAGCAGGAGGACCATTTCCCGACTGTACTATGAGGAGGTGAAGTGATATGTGTGGACGTTGGATGTGGATGTGGTCCCGTTGGCACGGTTGGACTCGGATTCACGTGCAGGACGCCAACTGCTTCCGGCATAACTACACCTGATGTGTAGAATCCCCCGGGTCTGTAAAAGGGCCCGGGGGTCCGCGTCAGAAACTAAGGGTAATATGAGACCCCTCTACTCGAAAGGAATACTCATGCTACCCGTTGCCAAGATTATCATCTCCGGACTCTCCTCCATTGGAGCTGGTATGATTGCCAGCAAGCTCACCAAGCCTATCGTCTCGAACGCAAATGGAATCGCTAAGATTCTGCTTTGGTTCGGATCCGTGGGCACTGGTGTTGCTGCTAGTGCAATCGTTGCCCGCGAAGTCGAGAAGCAGTTCGACGAGACCGTCAAGGCCGTCAAGGAAGCTCGAGACCACATCGAGATCGAAGACTGATCTCGCTTATACCCCGTTAACTTGGGGTATAGGCTTTTCCGAAAGGAACACACATGTCTGGAAAGATTGTCACCCACGATACCCATCTTCGGATCGATACCGAGTTCATCGAGCTCAAGGACTGCTTCGAGGCATTCCGTCGAGGGGTGGAGTATCGAGAGAAGAATGACGTTGATGATATTCTCGTCATCTGTAACGCCCCCGACATCATCGAGTATCAGCTCAAGAACGGGGACAGCTTCATCGTTACCTATGATCCCATTCACCGGATCATCGTGATGCGGGTGTTCCTCCACGACGAGGACATCGCCATCAAGCCCATCTATATTTACAACAACCGTGAGTACCAGATCGCCTGTGAGTTCCTCAGGCAGGTAATGCACGACAAGATCGACCTTAAGGACGAGTGGCTCGTATGAGTAAGAAGAACCCCAGTGTCATTGACTACTTCGACCTCAATGGCGACCTGAACGAGGAGGCCTATGAGTTCGAAGACGTCAAGCTCGATGAGTATATTGATAAGCGAAGCAACATCAAGCCCTCCTGGGTTGGCAAGTACAGTCACCAGCTACACTTCGATCTTGCTGATGATACCGAGGTCAGCTTCTATAAGGGGCTGAATATCGTTTATGCAGACATCAACTTCAGTAATGGAATCCGTACCATCCTGTTCAAGTGTCGACAGAAGAAGAATCTCACCCGATTCATCTCCCGAGTGCTTGAAATTGCACAGGGAGATCTCTCAAACGTCCACCCCGATTTCCGAGCCTGATATTTAAGGAGTAAACAATGGCACGACTTGGTAACTTGACAATCGAGAACGCCCGCATCTTCTTCAAGGACTTCTCCGCTGCTGGTCCTTACGCCGGTGGTACGAAGCGTACCTTCTGCGTTGAGATCCCCGAGGACATGGTTGAGGCCCTCGAGAAGGACGGCTGGAACCTGAAGTCCCGGGAGTCTCGAACTGACCCGGATGCTCTCACCCACTATCTCAAGGTGGAGGTGTCCTACCGGGCCCGTCCGCCGAAGATCGTCTGCATCCCGAACCTGACTCGGAGGAAGGTTTACATCAACGAGCAGACGGTCAACTCTCTGGACTATGTCGAGATCCTGAATGTGGACCTCACGATCAACCCCTATGTCTGGGAGGTCAACGGAAACTCTGGAGTGAAGGCGTATCTCGGTACGATGTATGTCACCATTGCCGAGGACCCGCTCGACGCCAAGTACGATGACGAGGAGGTGGCTGCCTGATGCGACGCTACGGTCTGTTCAACTTCCTGTTCGACGTCTTCATGGTCTCGGTGACCGGAGGATTCTGGCTTATCTGGATCTTCATCAGGGAGATGCGACGCGGCTGATTTTATACCCCGGGGTCTGTAAAAAAGGGCCCCGGGGTCTCCCGCTCATAGAAAGGACACACGTGGCTAGCCGACTTATCGTCAGTGCTGATGATATTCTGAAGGCGGTCAAGGAATCAGAGGAGTTCGAGAGGAAGGCCCTCTCTGAAGCTCGTAAGCGAGATCGAGCTGAGGGTAAAGAACCTCGAGAGACTCTGTATCCTAACCCGGATCTTAAGCCTGGTCGAGAGATCGTGCTCGACTACATCAAGAACCCGGAGCGTCGTCGTACGCCACGGTGTTCCGTTCATCTTGAGAAGCGGACTGCGAACAACAGCTATCGCTTCATCGTTGACGTCTCTCAGGTGCGAAACCGAGAGCTTGCGGATGAGATTGAGAAGGATCTCTTCGCATTCATGGACTATCTTCTCGACGAGTACGATATCCCCCGACGCATTAAAAGGAGCACAAAATGATCACGCTTATTAAGGTTGACGAGGGTCCGGTTGACATCCACGAGCTTCGTATGCAGTATCTTGCTAAGCTCAAGGAGACGGACGGGGTTATGCTCCCCACGTTCATCTACCGAAACAAGGACCTCTTCGTCACTGAGTTCAAGCCAACTTGCGATGACCGGTGGATCATGTACATGACGAACACTGAGGGTCTCATCACTAAGATGCGGATCAAGAACGGAGACCTGATGAGCAATGGGTCAGTTCTGTTCCTTGCTGAGGAAAGGAAGACCTACAACGCCAAGGAATACTACGATTACTGGACTGCTCGTGAGGGGAAGCCTACTCCGTTCTTCTACGAGTCCCGGCAGTATCATGTCAAGTCATTCATGCGGGTTCCTGGCTCGACTGATCTGTGGATCACCGCTGAGCGAGAGACGGGGCACTGGTACACCTTCCGCATGTCTGACGACCTGAAGTCCAAGTTCACCCGGCACGCCATAACGAACGAGAAGGGACACCAGACTTACGACTGGGTTCTCAAGAACGTCGAGTGGGCCGCCGACACGATCCGTTATTTCTGAGGAGGATATTGTGGAGCTGACTTCAGCCGGATATTACAAGATCCCGAGGTATATGGGTTGGGAGGAGTTCCTGGCCCATATCGAAGCAGTCCTGGATTGCGGGAACCAGATGTATATTCAGTTCTCGTCAAAAGAGGATCCGGTTCTGGTGACGGATTTTCGAAAGGAGAATGGTCTAGGACTGGATAACTCGTGGTTGTTCAGCATCTCTAGGACTGGGTATACCCACAAGCTCATCGAAGACATCACCAACTTCAAGTTCATTCAGTTCCGACCTAACACAGAATGGGTGGCAATTCACATGGGAAGCACTAAGCGAATCAACGTCGGCGACTTCGAGGAGCTGTACATCAGTCAAACATTCCGAAAGATGACCCCGGTCATTTTCCTGCACGAGGGGAGGTTCTGGCACGTTATGGGTCTCGAGCTGGCTGCTTCCGAAGAGGCGGAGTGGTTCATCTACCTCAAGAGGCAGGAGTGCGACTTCATGACTCGGCTCCATTTCGACCGAAACCAGAAGTTCATCTTCAATCCTCTCTCGAACAGCTGGTCTCTTGACGACCCGACTCAGGAGATCAAGGACCTCGAGGACATCAAGAAGGCTCTCAAGTCGGATGAGGTTTCCGAGGTGATCGTCTCCGGTGTTCTTATGCGTCTCGTGAGGGTGCAGGAGATTGCGAAGGGGGTTCTCTTCTTCGTCTTCCTCGACACTAGCGAGAAGCGTCGGTACTACTACGCTCGCAGTACGACTAAGCTCCGTATCGTTACGGACTCGGAGACGGGCGAGCAGAAGTATCTCCTGGACCATATCAAGGCCATGCACATTGACTGAGCGCTGGCGAAGGTTGCCCCACCCCTACTCAAGGTATGAGGCATCTGATCTCGGTCGGGTGCGTAATATCTCGAGTGGGCGAGTTCTTCGGATCCAGAAGTGCTCAGACGGAGCTCCCGGGTTCTCCTTGTATCGCGATGACTCAGGTAAGCAGACCATGGTTCGCTGTGGTATTGTTATCTGGCGTGCGTTCAATGGAGAGCCCGGGAGGCGGCACTATATCATCCACTTGAATGGCGATATGGCTAACGCCCGTCTTGAGAACCTGGATCTTGTTTCGTACTCGGAGTACCGGCAGGCCTGGTATGATGAGTACAACGCTCGGATGGATGAGCTCTTCGAAGAGACCCGGTCCGAGTTCGACGACTACATCTTCGGCTCATGCACAGAGTCGGAGGCGGATAGAAAGGTTCGCTTTGGCGACTGAGCAGTGGAAGACGATCCCCGGCCTCAATGACAAGTATGAGGTGTCGGATCTTGGGCGGGTTCGGAATAAGAACACCGGTCGATTCTTGACACCCCGGTACAAGGACGGGTGCTACATGTACCGCATGGAGAAGCCCAGTGCTCATGGTAGGGAGCGCAAGGTCTACTCAGCAGCTGTGCTTGTGTGGAGTCTGTTCGTTGACAAGATCCCGGATGGATACTGGGTTCAGTACAAGGACGGGAACCGGCGGAACCTGGCTGTGTCGAACCTCTATCTCAAGTCCAACTCCGAGTTCCGCAAGGATGAGTACGAAGAGGGTCGCTCGGGATTCTTGCAGGTGAAGTCTGAATTCGACGAGTGGATCTTCGGAGACTGCATCGAAAGGAGAACTTGGTAGGATGACAGTTGTGTACCGTCCTGAGCAGATCCAGGCGGTGCGTCAACTGCAGAACGGCAGCATCTTGGCGGGTGGCGTTGGTTCGGGGAAGACCCTGACAAGCCTGGCGTGGTACCTCACGTCGGTTTGTAACGCCGCCTCGTTCAAAGAAGGGGGGTCCTTGGCTAAGAAGAAGGTCAAGGGCTCCCCTACGCTGTATGTCATCACAACCGCTAAGAAGCGGGACTCCCTTGAGTGGGAGGAAGAAGCTGCGCGTCTCGGTCTGAGTACAGATCCCGCATGTAGTTTCACAGGTTCATCCATTGTGGTGGACTCGTGGAACAACATCGGGAAGTACTCGGATCGAGAACACGCGGTATTCTTTTTCGATGAGCAGCGTGCTTCCGGCAGTGGGCGCTGGGTTAAGGAGTTCTTGAAGATCACTCGTAAGAACACCTGGCTTCTGCTCTCAGCCACCCCTGGAGATGTCTGGATGGACTACCTCCCGGTATTCATGGCTCATGGATTCTTCAGGACTCGTACGGAGTTCATGGAGGATCATGTCATATTTGACCGCTTCGCAAAATACCCCAAGGTCAAACGATACATAGGGGAGGCGAAGCTGCAGCGCTTGCGTCGGAGTATCCTTGTGGAGATGCCGGTAGAGCGACACACTACTCGTGAGAGGGAGACTGTCTACTGCGACTACGACCGTGACTTGTATAAGTGGGTCGTGAAGAACCGGATGGATCCCTGGACAGAGGAACCCCTTAGAGACGCAGGTGGGGTCTGCAGAATCTTGAGAAAGGTGGTCAGTGATAATGACTGGCGTTCAGCAGAGGCCAAGCGCGTACTCTCAAGCCATGAGAGAGTTATCGTATTCTACAACTACAACTATGAACTCGATCGAATCCTTGCAGCTGCGGAGAGCCTTGGAGTGCCTACAGCGCAATGGAATGGACATCGGCACGATGCTATTCCAGGAGGAGATCGATGGATCTATATCTGTCAGTACACCTCGGCGGCAGAAGGATGGAACTGTACTAGTACCGATACGGTTCTCTTCTGGTCCCTCAACTATTCCTGGCGAGTGACGGAGCAGTGTGAGGGTCGGATCGACCGATTGAACACGCCATATTCTCGGTTGAGGTACTACTTTCTTGAGTCGAAATCATCGATTGATGAGGCAGTTCGGCGGTCATTGAACTCGAAGAGGGTGTTCAACGAGAGGGCTTTCGTCGGTTAGAATACGTGTGACATGGGGTCGAAACGGGGGTTACAATACGTGTGACACTCTCGCTTCGGCCCCATGTGGCCACTTTTTTTGTTACGGATGTGACTAATGTGACTCACAATGGGCGTCACACGTATTGTTGGACGTCCACGGTGTCACACGTATTGTTGGACTTTTCCTTGGAATTGCAACGAAAGGTCGGGGTGGACGTGTTTTTGGAAAATAATCTATTTAATTGATGATGATGATTTTTAATATATATATATAGTATAGGGATTTCACGCATTTTTTTGCCCACCCTGAGTTTGGCGCTTGTTGATGATGTTTGATGATGTTTATCGATCGATTTTTCACATCAGTCACATCCGCAACAAAACCCCACCCAATCCAAGAATACCCCCTCTACAATACGTGTGACACCCCTTGTCGCAATCTACGCATATAATGATAAGAAGGATAGAAACAAGCCTATCCCTTCTTATAGGCTTACCCAGAGGAGCACACTATGCGTGAGTCACAATTCCAAGCACAGCTCATCAAGAAGCTGAACAAGATGTTGCCTGGGATCATCATTCTGAAAAATGATCCCAACTACATTCAAGGTATCCCTGACCTGATTCTTCTCTACAAGAATCGTTGGGCGGCCCTTGAGGTGAAGCGAGGCGCTACTGCCTCAGTCCGTCCGAACCAAGCACACTACGTTCGGACCATGCATGCGATGTCGTATGCCGCATTCATCTACCCTGAGAACGAGAGCAAGATCCTCAGTGAAGTTCAACAATCACTCACAGCTTAGTGGGGCCCACGCATTCCTTTCCGCCAGTAAGTACCACTGGCTCAACTACTCTCCCGACAAACTGATCGAGACCTTCCGAACTGCCCAGGCTGCCGCAAAGGGCACCCGTCTTCACGAGCTCGCTGCTGAGCACATTCGGTTGAAGATGCGCATGCCTCGAAACAAGGTGACATTCAACAACTATGTTAACGATGCTATTGGGTTTCGGATGGAGCCGGAACAAGTCCTATTTTACTCGGTCAACTGCTTTGGGACTGCTGACGCTATCTCCTTTGACAAGGGCCTGCTTCGCATCCACGATCTGAAGACCGGGGTACACCCGGCTAAGATTGATCAGCTCATGATCTACGCGGCACTCTTCTGCCTCGAGTATGATGAGCGTCCTGGGGCTATCAACTACGAGCTCCGTATCTACCAGAATGACGATATTCAGGTAGCAAACCCGGAGGGCGACGACATCGCCCCTATCATGGACACCATCATCCAATTCGACAAGCTTATCGAGAAGATCAAGGAAGAGGAGGCCTAATGGATCTCGCCCACTATGGTGTTAAGCGCCGTTCCGGGCGCTATCCTTGGGGTTCTGGTCAGGACCCGCACCAGCACTCTGGTGACCTGCTTTCCACCATCAAGGACCTCAAGGCGAAGGGTCTCTCTGAGACTGAGATCGCCAAGGGCCTTGGAATGACCACCACCCAGCTTCGAGCCCAGAAGTCCATTGCTAAGAACGAGAAGCGTAAGGCTGACGTTGCAATGGTGGCCCGGCTTAAGGAGAAGGGGATGTCCAACACGGCCATTGGTCGTCGAATGGGCATCAACGAGTCCTCCGTCCGAGCGCTTTTAGACCCCACCCTCAAAGAAAGGGCGGGGAGTACTGAGGCGCTCGCCAAGGAGCTCAAGAAGCAGGTCGGTAAGGACGGTCTTCTTGACGTCGGACTCGGCGTTGAGGTCAACATGGGTGTCACGAGCACCAAGATGAAGACCGCCACTGCCATGCTCGAGGCTGAGGGCTATCACGTCCACAAGGTGAAGGTCCAGCAGCAGACAACTGGTAAATTCACTGAAATGAAGGTCCTGGTGCCTCCGGGCATGGACTACAAGACGGTTCTGGCCAAGCGGGGCGAAATTAAAGCCCCGGGTGTCAATATTGAGGACCGGGGTCGTACCGTGTACGGTATCGAGAAGCCCACTGCAGTTTCCAGCAAGCGACTGAAGGTTCGCTACGGAAATGAGGGTGGTACCGATATGGACGGCGTTATTGAGGTTCGACGAGGAGTCAAAGACCTCTCCCTCGGTGGCTCAAACTATGCCCAGGTTCGTATCTCTGTCGATGGTACACACTACCTCAAGGGTATGGCAATGTACTCGGATGACATTCCTAAGGGATATGATCTCCGGTTCAACACCAACAAGAATCCCACGGGCAACAAGCTTGACGCCCTCAAGAAGCAGACTGGCGATCCTTCGAACCCATTCGGTTCGGTGATTCGTAAGCAGCTTCACTACACTGATGCCCACGGCAAGAAGAAGCTGTCGGCGATGAACATCGTCAACGATGAGGGCACTTGGGGTGATTGGTCGAAGACCTTGAGCTCCCAGTTCCTATCGAAGCAGCCCGTCTCTCTTGCTAAGCAGCAGCTGCAGAAGGTTCGAGACAAGCGCCGTGCCGAGTTCGAAGAGATCATGGCTTTAACAAATCCCTCTGTCAAGAAGAAGCTGCTGCAGTCTTTTGCAGACTCAGTGGATTCTGACGCCGTGGATCTTAAGGCTGCTGCTCTCCCTCGACAGGCCAGCCAGGTCATCCTTCCTGTCCCCAAGATGAAGACTACGGAGGTTTACGCCCCCAACTTCAAACATGGGGAGAAGGTTGTTCTTGTTCGTCACCCTCATGGTGGACGATTCGAGATCCCAGAACTGACAGTCAACAATAAAAACCCCCATGCCAGAAAAGCCATAGGGACTAAGGTTAAGGATGCTATCGGTATCCATCCCAAGGTCGCTGAGCGTTTGTCTGGTGCGGACTTCGATGGTGACTCAGTTCTCTGCATTCCCAACAATAGCGGAAAGGTCAAGACCTCACCAGCTCTTAAGGGGCTGAAGGACTTCGACCCCAAGGCTATGTATCCGGCATACCCTGGTATGAAGCCCATGACTTCTAAGCAGAAGCAGATGAAGATGGGTGAGGTCTCAAACCTGATCACTGATATGACTATCGGTGGTGCAAACCAGGCTGAGATTGCCAGGGCCGTTAGGCACTCCATGGTTGTGATTGATGCCGAGAAGCACAAGCTCAACTACAAGCAGTCCGAGATTGACAACGGTATTGCCGCCCTCAAGAAGAAATACCAGGGTAAGGCAAATGCTGGGGCTTCTACTCTCATTAGCCGTGCCTCATCTGAGAAACGGATCCCTGAGAGAAAAGCCCGGTCCGCTTCAAAGGGTGGGCCTATTGACAAGAAGACTGGACGCAAGGTCTATGAAGAGACTGGTGCTACTTATGTGGACAAGCATGGTAAGACCGTGCTTCGTACTGAGAAGTCCACTAAGTTGGCAGAGACCCATGATGCATACTCCCTTGTTTCAAAGACCGGGAGTGCTATCGAAACGGTGTATGCCAATCACTCTAACGAACTGAAGGCTATGGCTAACGAAGCCCGTAAGGCTACGCTTGCTATCCCCTCTGTTCGAAAGAACCCCCAGGCTGCAAAGACCTATGCCCCTGAAGTTAAGTCCCTCAAGGCCAAAGTAAACGAGGCCCTCCGGAATAAACCCCGAGAACGCCAGGCACAGGTCCTGGCTGACGCGGTAATCAGGGCGAAGAAGCAAGCTGATCCAACTCTTGCCAATGATAAAGAGCGTCTCCAGAAAGCCCGGCGCCAGGCTTTAGCCGAGGCCCGTTCAAGAACGGGGGCTGGCAAGAAGCCTTTCGCTATCACTCCTCGAGAGTGGCAGGCTATCCAGGAAGGTGCTGTCTCACAGGCTGCTCTCAACAAGGTTCTTGAACTTGCTGATGAATCAGTAGTAAGGGAACTGGCTACACCTAGGTCGCAGCCTAAGGTATCGTCTAGCATGGTGTCCAGAGCCAAGGCTATGAGTAGTAGAGGTAAGACTGCTGCTGAGATTGCTGAAGCTTTGGGAATCTCTACAACATCTGTTCACCGTGCTCTAGAGGAGGGCTGACCACACCATGGTACACACCCTCTCACAGGGCCTCTCTGAGGAGGTCTACTATGGCTAGGATGCTGTCTACTACAGACAATCCTTACGATCCAAGAACTTCATGGGACGAATGGTTTGCTTTTGACACTGCCCATGGCTACGGTACCTGTGGCCTCCTGGCCAGGCTGTGCACATCAAGCGATTCGTTAAGTGAAGAACTTGAAATCGAAGAAATTGAAAATGCAATTGATCGAATTCTCAATCTTGATGGAACAAATTTCTATCAAACTTTCGAGATCGATGATTGAAAAATAAAAATTTCTTCGTCGACCCGGGGGAGGGGGGTCTCTCATTTAGCCCCCCCACCCTCATCGCCGCCCCCTCCATATTTTCCCCGGAGGGATATTTGGAAAGCCAATTGGGGACTAGGTTCTAGGGCCCATCAGGAAGTTTTTGTGTGCTCCTTTCTTCCTGCTGGTCTCGCTCACAACGGGCCCTAGAATCTAGCCCTCAATTGGCCCCAAACGCCCTCTATCTAAGGAGCAACTATGGGTAAAAGGGCCGCAACACCCTCTAAACCAGCTCGAACTGTGGAACAACGAGAGGCGCAGATGATCAATCTTGCGCTTGAGCTCGCTGAGAAGCAGCTTCGAGAGGGTACAGCACCGGCAACCACGGTGAATCACTACCTCAAGCTCGCCTCCACAAGAGAACAGCTGGAGGTAGAGAAGCTGAGGAACGAAACAGCACTCCTCGAGGCGAAGAAGACGGCGCTCGTCAGCGCTGAGCAAGCCGAGAAGATTGCCAAAGAAGCCATCGAAGCCTTCCGTACATACTCTGGAGCGGGAGATGTTACGAACGTATACTGAACTGGCGCGACTCGAGACCTTTGAGGAGCGGTTTGACTACCTGGCTCTCACCGGGCAAGTCGGTACAGCCACGTTTGGCTTCGATCGTTACCTGAACCAACGATTCTACACCTCGACGGAGTGGAAGAAGGTCAGGAACTTTGTTCTGGCTCGAGACAAAGCCTGTGACCTCGGGATCGAGGGACTTGACATCCGATACATGCCGCTAATCCACCACATGAATCCGATTCAGCCCAAAGATCTCGAGGAATTCAATCCGGACATCCTCGAGCCAGAGTTTCTCATCACGACAACCAAGAATACCCACAACGCGATACACTTCGGAGACCGATCGAGGTTGACACCACGAGTTGTTGAGCGTCG